GTCAACCATGCACCCTCTCTATATGAAGAGAGAGGGCAACTACAGTTCTGTTTCTGTAGTTTACGAGCTCGGTCTAAAGACACGTCTCGTAACTAAACAGGATTTCCTGTTTACAGCTTCTGCACAAAGAATTCGCAGAGCGATCTTTAAGAAATATATCTTAAAGGACAAGCATCAGTGCTTGTCACGGGTCTTTTCAGACCCGAATATGTCTGAATTAACTTTCAAACGTAGGGGAAGTCATTTAAAGATCTTCTCCGGTGACTTTTCAAAGGCCACCGACACACTCTTACATCCTTTCTTGGATGCTATGTGTGCCAACCTCGGAATTGATCCGAGACTCGTACATCAAAATATGTACGTCAACGGTATTCGTACCGTTGTTGGGGCCTTTATGGGGCTCCCAGGATCCTGGTCTCTCCTGGATCTCGCAGTGTTTATCTGCGCGGTGGAAGTTGATCCCACCTTCTCCTTTTATATTAAGGGAGATGACATCATTGCCATATGGAGTGATGCCATGATACGGAAGTTCATCCGTATCGCTCGTGAACACACGGGCCTAACTGTCAATGATAAGACAGTTATCTCCAGCGAGTTTGGAACCTTCGCTGAAGCAGATTACCAACGCGTAGGTAATCGCGGAGGACTTGCAGTTCTCCGACGTCTTCCGACGTTCTCCCTTCGTGTCTTTCAGGAAGGGAGTCTGCCAGATTTTAGTTTCTGGCACGGCGCCGTTTCTCGCGGCGTTCCGGTGCAACTACTCGTTGCACTTACATACAGATGTTGTTCTGCATGGCTGAAAGCTGCGTGCTTTCATCGAATACCTTTATTCGCCCCCCGATTTCTCGGGGGATTAGGTCTGCCCACAGACCTACGGAGACCTCTTGGACCGGGGTCTCTGTCAATTGTGCAAATCATGCACAATTACGCTCCAAAGTTTTTGGAGATCGACCGTCCTTATAATTCGGACGGCTGGGCAAGGATTGTCCTTACTCAGTACCAGTCTATTGACTGGGAGTATAGGCCTGACGAGGTCTATACAGGCTCTCCTTTTGAGAAAGCCCTCGGAAAGGATCTTTCCGATGCGGTATTTACTGATGCCGCCCACGGTAAACTTTTACCGAAAAAGAGGCCACTAAGGCCTTCTGAAGCCATAAAACGTATGGCTCGGTACCGTCGTAAGGTACTTAGAGGATTCGATTCGAATCCCAACTTCTCCATGAATGTTGGAGAAGCGATGGGTTTTGAAACCCACCTGATTCCAGATATGGAATTGGAGGATGAGCAATCTTTTGCTCACGACCGGACCTCCCTTAACTGGGAGGCCGTTCAGCTTGACTAAGCCGGCGGCGGAACCCTTTGGGCCCGTCGTTAATACTTAAAAGCATTAAAGCGCCG